CATAGCCAGTCGCGGCCCTGCTTCTCGCTGGGGACGATGACCATATCCCAACCGTCTGCCAGCATTGAGAACCCAAGTTCGACGTCCGCGTGGAGCGTATGTGTATCCGCGTCCATGTACAGCGTTTCATCGTATGGACTCCAGCGGTCAAGGTTCGTCTTTGCCCAGCGGGACATCTGTACGCTGTCCATTCCAGGCGGGTTGTCCGGTAGCCCCTGCGACCGGTCAAGGTCCATCAAGTCGGCGTCCAGGTCGGTATGCTCGTGCAGCCGGGTGATCGCGCTGCTGTATGCCCGTTCCGCCTTGCGCCCGATAGCAACGTAGCAGACGCCACGTCTAGGCATTGGGCGGTCCTTTCTCTGTGCCTTCCCCTGCGATCCACGTCACCGGCAGCGCGCAGATGATCGGCTTGGTCTTGTACAGCGCGCGCATAAACGCCAGTTTGTCATTCTCGCCGGCCTCACGTTCCACCAACCACTGATCGATCAGGGCTTGAGTCTGCGGGCATCGCCTCACGTACACCAGGCCCGTGTCGTACACCGGCACGCGCAGGTCGTGGATCACTGCCCGCGTCGCTTCCTGTTCCTCTGGCGTCCCGATCCCGTTGGCAAGTTTGCGATAGCGCCAGATCGGAGCCGCTACCTGCCAGCCGGACGTCAGCCGGTGAAATCCGACCATCATCAACTCGGTGCGCAGTGGCGTGCCGGTGTCCCATAGTAGCGTCTGTGGATAGGGCATAGACAGCGGCCCGGACTGGATGCCAAGCTGATCCCCATACCGCGAGACGATCAACTCTTTCCCGGCCTCAGCGTCACCACCGATGATGACCACGCCGCACGACTCCAGGGAAACAACCTTTGTCCTGATATCGCTACGCAGGATCTCAGCCTGCCCGTTGGAAACCCACAGCAGCGCCGTCTGCTTTTTGACCTCGACCCACTCGCCCGGCACATAGGACTGCATGTGGTTGTGTTCGTCAGGTAGCGTCTTTGATGTCAGCAGCCGCACCCAAACTTTGCCCATATTCGACCTTTCAGATGTGAGGGGGCATCGCTACCCCCTCACGGTACTGTTACCGCGATGTTACGGGACGATCTCACCCCAGCGGGTGACAGGAACCGGCTCATAGTCGGCCACCAGACCGAACAGGAAGTACGCCAGCTCGACCTGGGCATTGGCGACGGTAAAGCGAACCTGTACGTATGCGTTGCCAGGGGTCAGTTCCTCGTTGCGCAGGCTGATGATGGGGCATTCGTTACCATCCCCACCGGCCTGAGTGAGCTGAGTGATCGCTTTGACCACGGCCGCCCCGGTCCCTGCGCCGTCTGACGCCTCCCAGATCGCAACGTCCAGCGTCGCGCCCTGTGCCATATCGCCCACGGAGACGATCAGCGCCTCGCGGTGGTAGCGCCCCACGTTGACCCACGCGGACACGTATGCCGCAGCCGCAAAAGCGTCGGCGGGTTCGTGCAACAACGGGTCAATGTACTCATATGGTGCTCGTGTGAATTCCATTTATGTTACCCTCCGTATGGGTGGACCCTCACAGATCCACCCTACTTGAACACAGTTAAGCTAGGTGGCTGGTGTCGCACCCAAAACCACAAAAGGCGAAACAGTTGTCGTGCCGTCACTGTACGTTAGCGGTGCCGACAACCACGGGTTGCCCCCGACACGGTGAACCGCGCGCCAGGCGGTGATGTCATACTGGAACCGGAAATGCTTGCTGGCGTCGATGGTCGTGGCCTGACGGTCGCCCACCAGGTACTTGCTCCAGTCAGCCAACAGGATCGACCCGATTGTGCCGGGCAGCGGCATGTGCTCCGAGAAGAACACAGGATAGCCGAACAGGTAGGCCGGCAGACCCTCGCGCGCGTTCGGGATGAACACATAGGACGGGTTGCCCACAGGCCCGTTAAGCTGCATCAACCGTGAGAACCACTGGCGGCTCATCATCCAGACCGGCGACATGCCCATAAACGCCTGGAGCATGTTGGTAAAGTCTGCAACGGCGATGGCGTTGGCTGCCACAGGTGCGATCACGATCGTCGGCGCGTTCAGTGCCGCGACGTTGACCACGCCCAGGGGTTGCCCTGCACCGGTGCCGTTGATGAATGCCTCTTCCTCATACCAGTCGATCGTCTGCTGGAACAGGGACGAAAGCAACGCCTCAAGGCTGATCGCGCTGTCCGACAGGAGTTCATCACTGGCCTCGGTGTAGCAGGCCAGCTTGTACGCAACCAGCAGCTTCTGGCGGAAGCTTGGCTGCGACTCGGCCTTGGAGTGTGCTTCCTCCGTCCACGTCGCGCACATCCCGCCAAACCAGTTGGGTGTCCCCGCCGTGCTCCCGGTCTGATCGAGCACCGGGAACTGGATCGAGCGCGAGGTCATCGGGATCACGGTTGCCCGCTGCCTGACGACGTTCTGCGTACCCTCATAGGACAGGAGAGAGGTTCCCTGTACGGTCGGAACCAGGAAGCCGCCGGACGCACCGATCGCCTCGACCAGATCCTTGGTTTCCAGCCATCCGTTTTCCTGAGTCTTTGGCGTGGTGGCCGGTTCCTCTGGATCGTGGAAAGAGGTCAACTGTGGGATCGCGCGCCCCTTGAACGTCGCGGCAAAGATAGCCTGCATAAAGTGGCCCAAGCTCTTGAAGTCGCCAACAGCCGGTTTGTCGTGTCCCTGTTGCGCGGACAACTCGTTGACCGCGGCCTTGGCTTGCTGGAGCTTGACCTGGAGATCCAGTTCGTTCTCGATCTCTTTGACGCGATCGTGCATTGCCTTGGCCTTCCCCACGTCCTCAGCGGTTCGGGCCTCATTCTGCAGGATCTCGATCGCCTCATTGAGCAGTTTGGCGCGTTCGTCACGAAGCGCCTTTGTGTTGTCACCAAAAATGGTGGTCATTGTCATACCTCCGAGTTATACTTGAGTTCGCTTTGACTTGAGAAGTTCTATCATCAGCGTGTCTGCCTCGGAGGTGGGTGGTTCTGTGCCCGGCCCGGCCCCTTCCACGTCGCTGTCATCTGCGGCCCCGGTTTGGGGTGCAGCCATTTGCTTGTCTGTGTCATCGGCACTTGGTTCAACCTCTGCCAGCATTGCCGTGAGGTCGGACAGTGCCGCTTGTACATTGTCGATCGCTCCACGGATACGCTCCATTCGTGCGGCGCTGATTGCGCGGCCTACCTTTGCCTCGCTTACGTCCATCACTTCGCCGCTCTTGTTGAACTCGATCCAAACGTGCTTGGCATCCTCAAAGACGCCAACAGCCCTATACTCGCCTGTTTCCTCATTTCGATAGAGCGTCAACAGTTCCCCAAGATCCGCGCTTTCGTCGAATGATGCCGCCTTCGCCTTCTCCCACGGTGGCACAATGCCGTCATCGTCAAACTGGTCACGCATCCGCGCATAGTAGCGGGACACGCGCGTCCGGACCTGCTCTTTGTCTGCGTCCGAGATGTCCGTCTGATCTAGCCTGGCCGCCACCGCAAAGATACCGCGCGGGATCGCCGTCAACTCCCCGCCCACGTCATCGGCAAATGCCAGCTTGTACGACGTGAACAATTCAGGCGCCTCGCCGTCGAACCAGAAAAAGCCGTCGCGGTAGCTGTCGCTGGGTTCATCCTCCGAACCCGTCACGCGCCGTATGCCCTGGATGGCCTCGGCACTGTCCCAAGCACGGTCACGGTCGGCGATGGGCAGATCCGTAGCACCCGATGCGGCCTTGCTCTCCGGGTCCGGCTCGCTCGACTTTGCGCTGACGGTCGCGGTCGCCGGGTTCATTCCCCAGATGACGTTACTGTACTCCCAGAGCCGGATGGTCTTGAGCAGGCGGATCGCTACCTTTTCGCCGTTGACCTCGCGGAACTCCTCCTCTGTGTCCAGCGCATCGTAGCCAATGGACGTTTCAGGGAGAAAGCCACCCGCGACAAGGTTGAACATATCGCGCCCGTTGTCGGTCTTGAGTGCGTATTGCGTTGTAGCCAGCAGGCCCCCGGTCGCTTCCGGGTAACGCGCCGTCAC